AAAACCAGTCTGTTCTAGACTTCCCATAAAATAAGCTGGTGCTCCAGTACTTCCCAGACCATTAAAGGTTGTGAGAGAGGATCCGGTTCCACCGATATATTCTTCACCCACCTTTATAAATACTGCGGGTGCTATCTCGTTGGAATCTCTAAAGTTCTTATTCCAACCTTGTTCAACAGAATAGTTTGTTAACTCTATGAATGGTTGTATTATCGAACTCACATCGACCATACCATACCCTGCCTGATTAGGTCGCTGCTTAAGCGTGTACGTTGGCGTAGTAGATCCTGTAGCAGCATTAACATAGATGTCAACTACATAAGAGAAGTCTATGTTATTATTCTGATTAGATAGAAAACTCCAGACAACAGGATTATATCCTGGTGAGTATACGTGTGGTTTAAATGTAATATTAGTTATCATCTTCTGATTGATTTTTCTTTTTGAATGGCCAAAATTTCTTGGTCGGCTTTTTGCTTTTTCCACGTAAGCCAGTTAAAAGCGCTGCGTAACGGTAACTCCGTAGCTTCTGTAAATCGTAAAGGATTTTCTCCAGCCAAAGTGTTGATGAGATTCCACCAGGCCCTTGCTGGTGTAGTAACAGGAGTGTCTCCTGGTCTTTTTCCGGAAGCATCTTCATCTCCTCTGTCCCTACTAAAGACGACAGGGTATTCTTTAAAGAGGAGTTTGCGTATTGCAAAAAAAAACTGTTAGCAGATTTAATTGCTGATAAAGAAAGATCTAAAAATAACTCTTTCCTATAATTAAATCCTTCAGTGTTATAGGGTTCTAATTTTAGGACATTACCTTTTTGTTCTAAGATTGGTCTGTAAACCACAGCTGCTATTTCTTCTAGTTTTCTATCTGGATTACCAGTAGTAAGTATTAGATCTAGATCTGCAAACTCCCCTAATGTCATATCATCAACGCTAATTAACCCGTAGTTAACCCCGTTAAAGGTGATGATAGGGTTAACGTCATCTGCGTTACCCACTAAGAAACTTATCTGTATCTGGGTTTCTTCCCAAACCAATAACCAATCTTTGTACTTAATTCTCATTAAGGTCTCTGTTGGACAGTCAGTAAGAGTTTCTACTATCTTGTATTCAGTGTTCTTTTCATTCTTTGATAAAAGATCCTGAATAGCATAATAGATCCTTAAAGAGATCTCTTTGAATTCGTAGGTGTCTTCACCCACTTTAAAATTTGGTCTGCTCATATTTTATTTGTTTCTAAATTGTGTTCTAATGTATTGGCCAATAGCTTTGGCTACTTGTTTCTTAACTTGCTTCTTAACCGAATCCTCTAGGCTTGTCCAGAATCTAGGTCTTATTCCTCCTAGCCCTTTACCCGGGTTAGGATTCCATTGTGCTGTCCTACCTTTACCTCTAACCCTATAAGGTCCGGTACCTTTGTCTACGAACTTACCGTAGTACAGGTAGTTGTATCTGAACTGTATGCTGTCTCCGGTATAACTACCGCTAACCTTAATAGATCTTTGAAGCGCACCAGTTGCTACGGGAGCTTGTCTCCTTAGGTTGGCAGAGATTAGTCTGGCTGCCATATTGATTGCTGAAGTTAGATCTATATCGTTTGCCATGCTTATTCGAATGCTGCCTCACATAGATTGAAAGGTGACTTAAGTTCCACGTTGATCTCTGCTGTCCAACCAGCTAAGTTGTTATTGAATCTCTCCACAAAAGGTACTATGTTAACCGGTGTCTCTAGGTTAATGTCTACTGTCTCGTAGTCCGTTAACACGATACGACTAAACAGATCCTGCATAATCATTAGCGTGTTGTTGTGGGTGTTAACCTTTAGATCCTCTTGGTTCTTAGCAATGTCTGCTACGATTAGGCTAAACCCTAATACCATTCTTCCGTTCCTATCCATCAGCGATTGCTGAGGCACTAAGAATACTAAGGGATACTTAACCGGAGTCTTTGTGTTGGTCTGAACGTCTATATCTGAAAGTTCGCCTACAGCAAACTGTTCGATCCCTGTGTGGGATGCACATAGTGATTCAAAGTACTCGATGAACTCTTTGTAGGTTTTAATGGGTCCGCTGTTTGCTAATGGCATCTTATTAGATTTTGTTTATGTTGTTAAATATGTAATGGGCAATAGTTGCAGAAAGTTTAGTTATAAATGTTCTCTGGTCCACTAACCCCACCTACCCTACTTGTAGCCCCAGAGTAAACTGTGTAGGAGCCTTTTGACTTACCCTGGGTTAACGCCCGGTTAGCAAAGGCTAACGAGAGCACAATATCATCGCTTGCTCCTGAAGGTGCGGAGTAACTAATAAGTCCCGAGGGCAACATCTTGTAGGCAAAGATACCTAGCTCCATGTGCATCACAGATAGCACGTCCTTCTTAGGGATCCGTATAAGCTTGTCACCGAACGATAACTTCAGACTCTCTATGATATCCTTCTTACTAGCATTGGTTGTCGTAAACGCTTCTATTAGATTAGGACAGGCTTTGGCTAACTGCTCGGCCACCACAGATCCGATAGAGTTCTTCTCGACAACCGTGTAGCATCTCCAGTGGTTTATCCTATCGGTTACCTCGCCAATGATCTCCTCCCAGGATGTCTTGTTCTTACGGTAGAAGTCTACGAGATCCCCATCCTCATTAAAGATGGTAAGGACTGTGTAGTCATTAGCGACCGCTAGGTCTAAGCCAGCATAGTACTTCTTGCCTGCTTCTGGTTTGGTCTGTAGGGATTCTAAGGTAGCGCATTGGCCGAACCCAGCAAACACATTACCACCACCTTCTAAGAACACCCCTAGATATTCCTGTAGGTAACTCTTCTCTGGTAGAGTCTTGCGGGCTAACTCTAAGGTCTCTAGATCTAAGTAAGGGTTGTCATAGCTGGTTATCCGATATGAAGCCCAGTCTTTATAGTCTGGGTCTAGTCCCCAATCAAAGATCTTCTTAAACCAGTTGGTGCCATTAGGAGTACTAATGAATAGCACCTTACGGCATCTAATAAGAGTGGTCGGTCTTAGTATGGTTGTCCATACATCCTCAGGGATGAACGCAGCTTCATCTATGACCAGCAACCCTGACACAGTGAATCCACGTAGGTTCTGTCCAGACTCCGCACTCAGCATACGGATAACCGAACCACTCTTGAACGTCATGATAAGCTCAGACGCATTACTAGAAGCTATTAGCGGGTTGTTAGGACCTGCTGACTTAGCCAGGTCCATAAAGGATTTCTTTGACTGACTAAACACTGGGCTGACCAGAACGTTATAGCTATCAGGAACGTTGATTGCATAGTACAGTAGAAGGTTAAGACTAATAAGGGTCTTACCAGATTGTCTACTAGATACAAGTGTGTGGTGGGTTGCCTCAGAATCTAAGACCCCATTGATCACCTCGAGTTGCTTAGGGTACGGTATAAAGTTACTCTTAACCTCCATTAGCCCTAGTTAACCTACCGTGACATCTCGGTCGTTATATAAATCAAAACTATCCGATCCGGTTAACGGAAGGAAGTGAGGCACACCATGCGGCCTACTACGGACAGTAGCCTCTTTAACCTTTTGGTTAGCCTCGTTAGCCTCGTGCATTCGGTTAAGGGTGTTTTGAAATTGTCGTTGCTCATTCTGAATCTTTTGATTCCGTTTCGCTACTCTCGCCCTGTGGGTTTTCTTGGTCTTGCTCATTTTGCTTATCGTCTTCTGCTGTTGAAAAATTAAAACTTACTTTAAGGTCTTGGCCATCCTGACCTACTATCTCTTGCCTAGCTAACTTAGGAATTATAAACTCAGAAAGCTTTAGTGTTAGATCAACAGCCTTCTGTGGATCCTTCGCAGCCACTTGGGCTAACCAAAGTGAAATGTTATCCAGGTTGTTCTCAAGTAGATTGTGAAAGGCTACTCTAATCTTCCTGGTGTCCATGTCGCTGGCACCCTTTGGTCTACCGCTAGGATTGCCTGATTGTCCTTTTTGAAACATATTATTGTACAGGGTTTGTTTTTACAAGGGCCATATACATGTTACGGACCGAGTTTATATGGTTTCTTCTACAGCTTCCACAACCAGTATCTTTTTCGTCTGTGCCATGAATCTTATTGTAGATGTTGTAGATATGGACTAGGTCTTCTCCGGTCCAGTGGGCTTTGACGCCATTGAACATTTTGCGTCCTAATTCAATTAGTTCTAGTTCGTGCTCTGCTGTCATTGTTTTATTATTTTATATCCTTGATCTATTAGAGACTGTTTATTTGCCATAGTGGTCCAGATAGTTTTGGTTATCCCATCCTTCTCTACTACATACTCTAGTACAAGCTTCCATAGCGGTTGCTTATCATTTGGTATGCTATTGAACTTCTCATCTCTATTCATTAGAACAATCTTGACTGTATCTTATTTACTTCATCTCCTAGTGCGCCGGCGACTAAAGCAAATATTATCGTTTCTGGGACCTGGTAATTAAAGTACGTCAGACTCAGAATCCCCATTGTCCAGAATGGTAGGCAGATCGCGCAGTTGAACGGCGGACGCCACAGACGCATCTTTTTTAGCACGTACTGGTACGGCGGGAGTGTTAGTAGTGTTGCTGACGCTATCGCCACTAGGCACGTCATTATTAACTGATTGATTAGCTGCATGGTTGTAAATTGAGATTTCGTGATCTGGGTGAATGTTCAGGGCCGTTCTTAACTTGGATACAGTTACCTCGAACTTGTCTGCTGGTGTTGTGAATGTTGCTGGGGTTTCTGCAAATCCCCAATGGATTGTGTTACTCATATGTTATTGGTTTTATTTTAGATCTTATATGTCTTTTAACTCTATTGATGGTGAGGGAGATTGAGGTTCTTGGTATGCTGGTCTCTCTGGCCAGGCTTGAAATTGTCTTACCATCTTCACAGTATAACTTGAAGAGGGTCTGATCGTACCAACCCAAATTACGTAACTCCAATTGAATTTCGTTTGCTGTAAGTTCGATCTGTTCTGTAGATTGCGCAATCTCATCTGCAACATCATTTCTCTCTAAGTATGAATCTAGATCAATCTGACATAGATTCTTGCGGTAGATCTTGTAAAAGGGTGAGGTAGTGGATCTCCACTGGGATAGCATGATGCGTATGATATAAAACTCGCATCCACCAGAATTCACTATTTCCAGAATGTTTGGCTTGATTAGAAGCTGTTCTAGTGAATAGTGAAGTAGTTCTTCTGATAACTCGTCGTTGTAACTTATATTCTTAGCTGCTTGAAGCAGTTTATTATAATTCTGATTGGTCCAGTCTGTTATGTTCAAGATATAAAGTTATGTTCGGCTTATATATCTCTAGTAGTAAATCTACCTTTTTAACCGAACATCTCTTTAAACTTACACTCTTCATTCACTATCTGGTCGGCGGATTCTAAATTATGAGTGAAAAATTCCTTGGCATCCCGATGTTCTCCTAGATAGTAAAACTGTAGGCAATGGGATACTCTAGAAATAAATATCCTGAACGTGGAATCAGGTTCTTCGATTATGATGGTTTCATTTCCATCTACCACTTTATACCCAACCGATTTATAATGTCTAATGATGTCTGCAACTACAGGTATTTGGTTCTCTGTGAACTCTTTTCTTTTTAGTGCTGATGATACTGT